AGTTATGGAAGTAAACATAGTTTATGAGCAAAGACACTAAACTCGTTATAACTCGGTTGATGATAATAAGTATCTGTACTACAATGAATGTACCAAAGGAGCTTATCGGCTCTCATTGGAAGTTACAAAAGAGGTAAACAAACAATGGCTAAACCAGCGACTAATCGAGTCAATTTCAAGTACGCTCAAGAACTCAAAAAGAGAGGCTTCCTGACTGCTATCCACGCATTGCCAGATGAGGCATTGATTGTTGTGCATCAGATGTTAGAAAAGAACCTAGGCAGTAGGCAGATTGCAAATGAAATAAACGCAAAGTTCCAGAAACAGATAAAGAAGCTCAAGCTCAAGCCAATTACTCACTCATCGGTTCAGACGTATGCAAAGAAGTATTGGAAAGACACGCCATCTGGTAAAAGGGCAGAGCTAAAGAAAGACCCAGAGTTGAAGCAGAAAGTAAGCTCTGTGTTTGCTGAGTTTGATGCACTGGCTGAAATGGCTAAGTTGGCAAAGAGTCAGCTTGAGTTAGCCACAATGATTACTGAGGAAAAGGACAAGAAAACCAAATTGGCTTCTGGTATGGGTGAAGGTGCTCGTTTGCAAGCTCATACAATGCTGAAAGACGTAGTGAACTTCCAGTTAGAGTTGGGTATTATTGCCAGAACTCCACTTGAGGTTGATTTGAACTTGAATGGCGAGGTAGTGACTAAGCCAGCAGAAATGAGTGAAGAGCAGAAAATGTTACTAGCTCAAGAAATGGCTGAGATGTCATTGGCTTTACAAGGTAAAGGAAGATATGGAAAGCGAAAGCCTAAACTTCACACGAATAAACGAGACAAAGAAGCTCCTAGCGTTTGATAACCTGCCCTTCTTCTCGGAGAAGATATTAGGTTACAACAATGCAGAGCATCATATGGAGTGGTTGGCGTTGGGTCAGGAGATTTTGACCGATGACCAGCCACGTAAATGTGTTATTGAAGCTCCACGTAACCACAGTAAGACTACAGACTGGTCCATTCAGACACCAGCTTGGTTGGTTGGTCGTGACCCAAACTTACGTGTGTTGATTGTTTCAGATACAGCAGGTCAGGCAGTAGCTATCCTTCGTGCCATAAAGCACTTGATTGAAAATGATGAGGGCTACAAGTCAGTGTTTGGTGAGTTGAAGCCAAAGTACCCTGAAAAGTGGGCTGAGAATGAAATTATCGTCAATCGTGACACAAAAGAAAAAGACGCAACGTTCAATGCTGTTGGTGTGGGTGGTGCAATTCTTTCAAAACGTGCAGACATCATTATCTGTGACGACTTGTTGAATAAGGACAATACCAAAACCTATGAACAGAGAAAAAAGACAAAAGAGTGGTTTCACGATGTCCTAATGCCTGTTTTAGACCCAGAACACGGTAAGCTGATATTTGTAGGTACGGTGTTTCATTCAGAGGATTTGATTACCGAGAAAATGAAAGACCCTACTTACGACTTGAAGTTGAAGTACCAGGCAATCATCAGAGAAGCAGACCGTCAGGACTTGTGGGCTGAGTATCGTTCATTGATGTTGAGTGACCCTTTTGACGGTAAGAAGTTGGCTAATGACTTTTACTACCAGCACAAAGATGAAATGGATGCAGGTGCAATAGTTCTCTGGCCTTCCAGATGGTCGTACAAGCGTCTCGTTGATGAACGTATCTCTGTAGGCACTAGGTCGTTCAATTTGATGTACCAGAATATCGTGATTGATGATGAGACAGCTATTTTCAAGGAGAGTTGGATTGAGAAAGCAGCTAACAAAGAACTCAGAATGTGGAAGAACTACCGAGTTGCAGAAGATACGTGGGGATTCAGGTCACGTGGTGGTGGTGTTGACTTGGCAGTTTCAAAGAAGAAGGAAGCCAACGATACAGCTATTGCTACCGTTGGTTGGTCAGAGGTTCAGAAGAAGTATGTGCTTATGCACGTTCAGATTGGTAAGTTTTCACCAGCAGAGACACGTGGGAATATCAGTGAAGAGTTTACGAACTTTGACCATCAGGCAATCATTGTTGAAAGCAACGCATACCAGGCTTCATTGTCAGAGGATATGATAAGCGAGACTAACGTCCCAATTGTTCCGTACACAACCACTGGTCAGAAGTTTGATGAAGAAATGGGTATCAACTCAATGGCAGTTACGTTTGAGAATGAGCAATGGATATTGCCAGCAGATTTAGAAGACCCAGCTACAGCACTTATCTTTCAGAGGTTGAAAGAAGGCTTGATGGCATTCACACCAGGAAGTCACACTCACGATATTGTGATGGCGGTATGGTTTGCTTGGTCAGCGTGTAGAACATATAAAGACACGAGTACAGCTACGATTATCAGAGCAAAGTCTTCACAGTTTGAGAACAGAGGTAGTAACGTTACTCAAGCACCAGAAGGCTCAGGCAGAAGAGGCTACAAAAAAGTCTATGGTGGCAGATAATTGGCTTGTGAGATGTCAATGATTGGTGCATAATAATATGTATCAGTATTGACATACTGTTACTAAGAAATGAGGGACAATTATGGCAAGTAAACGTATATCAACGCTCAAGAGAAACAAACCTACTATTGGCAGTATTATTTCAGAGATGTTTGGCAAGTTCCCAGCCTTGGACAACACGTTTCGTGGTTTGTCTTTGAGGTTTGATTTATGGAGAGCAAGAGAGTCAGTAGACTACGCCAAAGTAAACTACACGCTCACACGTGCTATTTTCTACGCTTCTGTGATTCAAGACCCTAGTGGTCAAGGCACTTACGGTAGAGAGTTCTTGTATGGTGCAACGTTTGGTAAGCCAATCGTCAATAGTGCAGCTGCATTTGCTTTTGCTAAGCCTCCACGTGTCAGTGTAGCCAAAAGAAACAGCACAACGCTTGGAGTAGACGTATCAGGCAATCCAACTGAGACAGAAGACTATTTGAAGACCTGGATTGATGACAATGAAAGTGATGTATTCAAGGTTGCTCGTAATTCGCTTCGTGATGGTGACGCTTACATCCTGATTACCAACGACATTCAGGCTAAGCTCATTTCAGCAGAAGGTGTGGACGCTATCTATGACGCTCAGAGTGGCAAATTGCTTGGTTATGACCGAACTACCTACGCTACTGAGAATGATAAAAAGGTCAAGTACGTCACTAAGTACCGCAAGTCATTCCCTTATGAGCAGGTGGTCAAGTATGACGATGTAAACACTGATGGTGTTGTTATTTCAAAGACTGATGACGCTGAGAACACTGGTGAAGAACGTCCATTGCGTTTGGTAGGTTTCCATAATGAGCGTGAGCCAGGTGAAGCATACGGTAACTCTGAATACCAGAACTGTTACCAGTCAATGAGTGCTTATCACGATTTGCTAGACCACGCAGTACGAAACAATTTGTATAATTCGACTCCGAACTTGATTTTGACAGGTATCAAGAATAAGGAAGACTTTTTGAAGTCCAATGGTGGTAAACAGAATGAGGATGGCTCTTGGGAGTTCAGCCTTGGTGAGAAAGAGTTTATCGTTGGTCCAGATGGCTTTGACGGTAAGTATTTGCAGACAGTAAGTACAGCTAGTGAAGCACTTTCGTTATTGCAGGTGTTGTTCTGGATTATCTGTCAGACCTCAGAAACGCCAGAGTTTGTTATGGGTACAGCTGTCCAGTCCAGTAAAGCCTCGGTCAGTGAACAGTTGCCAGTTGCTATTGCTAAGGCAGAACGCAAACGCAAAGAGTTCAAAGACTTCTATTTAGCATTGTTTGAATCAGTTGTGTGGTATGCAAAACGATTTGGTGGTCAGACTCAATTGAATGACCAGCTCAAGCTGATTGTTACTTTCGACCCAATTATGGACGATGACAAGAAGCTCAACCTGGAGATTGTTACTGCATTGAGTGAAGAGGGATGTATCACCGACCACACGAAGATGATTATGCTTGGTATGGAGGGCTACGTTGATGATATTGATAAAGAGATTGAATTAGCTCGCAAGGAAAATGAGGACAAAGCTGCCAAAATGGGCGAATATGGTCCTAACTCGTCACAAAGTAACCAGAACCCCAACGATGAGTTAGGTGATGGAAACAGTGGCGGTAATGGTGATGGAGATGGTAACGAAGACGCATCAACAAAGTAGCCTAGATAGGAAAAGATATGTCAAAGGTACTTTTTACAGAGAAAACAGAAAAAAACACAGACGAATACAGAAAGCAGTTTGTTAGAACTGTAATCGCTCAAGAAAACGATGTGTACGATTCTGTTGAAGAGTTGAATGATGACATACAGGCTCTACTCGGCAAGTATTCAACACGAACCGAGATTAGAGACAAAGAGCAGATAGATAAGAGACTTCCGTCTCTTTTCACTGCTTGGGGAGCAACGCTGTTAGGCATAATGGTGTTGCGTAACAAAGAAGCAGCTACGTCCAATGGAGACAGGCAGGTTTACTTCGTTGGTAGTAACTTTGAGTACGACCCATTTACTGCTTTAGCAAAAAGGTCAGCTCAAGATTATGTTAGCTGGGTAGATAAACGTTTGGTTGTGAGAAAAAACCCGACTGATGGAATAGCAGTTGGAACTCGCATCAAGACGATACAGGGTGGAGCACTAAAGACAGTGCAAAACATCTTGGAGGTAGGCATCAAGAATGGTCAATCGGCAGAAGAAATTGCCAGTGCCATTGATAACTACTTATTGGATGATAAGCGTAAGGTATGGGTTTCACCGTTCCAGTATTACAGGGACAGGTGGGGGTATAAGGTCAAGAAAGTGCCGAAAGGCATACCAGCTGGCTCAGTGAGTTTCAATTCGCTTCGTATTGCTCGAAGTGAAATAAACAACACCTGGAGACAGGCTACGGTTGAAATCCATAAGAACAAGGCTTGGCTAAAAGGGTATGACTGGTTGTTATCAGCAAGTCATCCTCAGCCAGACATCTGTGATGAATGGGCTGCAAAAGGTCCATACAGTGCCAAGGACTTGCCACCAGGACATCCATTCTGTATGTGTGATGTAGTGCCAGTTTTCTACACACCAGAGGAGTTAGGAATATGAGCTGGGAAGTATTAGCACCACTAGCACCACAGTTAGGGCTGAGCCTAGTCTTTTTGGTGATGTTGATAACGACTACGACAGCGTTATTCAAATACTTCACTGGAGAAATACAGAAGAGAGACGCTAAAATAGACGAAGCAACAAAAGCCGTGAAGGAGGCTACAGACAAATTTGTTGAAACGCTAAAGGTAGAGTCTGACAAAAGAGAGGCATTGGTAAAAGAAGTGTCTAGTCAGGTTGGGCGTTCAAACATAGCGATTGAAAATAACACTAAGGCTATGGAAAACCTAAATGAGACTCTAGTTGACAAAGTATATGACCTACTGAGCCAAAGGAAGTAAATTATGACTGAACTACAAATAGCTAGATTGATAAATGCCCTACTTTCTACGAGTGGTTTAGTACCGTTGGTGATAGTTTTATTCGACCTGATAAACATTTTCAGGAAGCAAGTAGACCCAGGCAAGAAAAGAACAGCATTGCTCTTGATTGCAATTGTGTTGTCAATCTGTGTGTACTTCATTATTACAGCAGTCACGTTTTGGCTTACATTTGGAGGCGTGGTTTTGAGTCTGATGACTCACAATTTGCGTCACGTGGTTATGAACATTGCGTTCAACGTTGTTGGCTGGGGGTTCTTCTTGTTTGAAAAAGCTATCAGACCCAAGTTGTTCAACGGAAAACCAAAGGCTAAGTAAATGTGATATAGTGATTAGTAACAGTAAGTAAATATAAAAGAAGGAGATATATGGCAAAAATACTGTTCGGTAAAAAAGAAGCAGGTCAGCTTATCGCAGGTAAGACTCTGCAATTCCAAACGAAAGAAGGTCTGACCGTTACCGTATTCGGTCAAAGTTTCGATGTCATCGTTTCAGATAAAGGGCGTGATGACGCTTTAGCATTACGTTCTGAGGACGGTGATATAAAAATAGTAGAAGAACCAGAAGGGAGTTCAAATGAAAGCAACCAAACAGCCAGCAACAACAGTGGACAAGGTGAGCCAGCCTCAAGTGGGGCAGGACAAGGTGGAGAAAACAGTAATCAACCAGCAGGGGGAAGCACTGGAAACGAAGCCCCAGGTCAAGGAACAGGAACGCCAGCAAGCCCAGGAAGTGAAGCAGGAGGAGGAACTGGACAGCCCAACTCAGCTGGACAACCAGCAGGGTCGCAAGAACAAGGAGAAGGTTCAACACCTCCAGGCTCAACTCCAGGTAGGAAGTTTACAACTGAACAAGGGTGAGGCACTGAACGTATATCGTTTGCGTGACCATTTAGTAATGCAGTCTAATCCAGGTGCAGAGCTAAAGAGACTTGTGTCCAAGGGTATTGTTGACGAGAAGCTAGAAAGAGCAATAAAAATTGAAATGCAACGTCTTGGTCACAGTATGGAATAACATTGCAACGTAAGTAAATGCTAAGTACAATAGACCAGGACACGTAAAAATGTTCTGGTCTATTTAGTAAGAAGGGAAATTATGAAGAAAAATATCGTACAGTTCAAAGGAGTTCTAGCTGAAATGGCTGAGGACAATAAGCTAGAAATCAATGTCCCTATTGCTAGTGGCATTGACCTTGCTGAACTGACTAAGGGTGATGAAAACCCTATGTTTGTAGTTGTTGAGGTATTGAATGAATCTGTCAGTAAGAATGGCAGACGATACACTCCGAAAGTCATTCACGAGTTGGCACGTCAAATCAATGAGAAGCGTCCAGATGGTTATGAGGGTCACTTGACTCAAGAAGAGCGTAGCCACAAACGACCTCAGCCCAAGACTATTTGGGTTGGTGCTGTAGTCAAAGAGGTCAATGGTGTAGCTCGTTTATACGCCAAAGGCTACATTATGCCTTACGCCTCAGACCTGAAAACGTACTTGAACTCTGCTAAAGCAGCTGTAAAGAAAGTTGCAGTCTCCATTTATGGGTTAGCTGAACAGGCTTGGAACGCAGCCCTTGGTGCTTATGATGTCAGTAATGTTGAGTTGGAAAGTATTGATTGGGCTAGACCAGGTTCAGAAGGTGTGCCTACTACTGGCTACCTGGCTATCGCAGCTGAAATGAACCAAAGTGAGCTAATGACTCGTGAAGAGTTGATTGGCAGTCTAACTAAGTCAGAGCTTGAAGCACACGGTGTGCAAATCATTCAAGAAATCAAGGAAGAAGCCAAGCAAGAAGTGGTTTCAGAAGTCAAAAAAGAAGAGACTGGACAATTGCGTGTTATTCGTGAGATGATGTCTGTTGACACACAAGCAAATGTGGTAACATATATTGCAGAAATGACACAAGAATTGGCTGGACTCCGCCAATTCAAAGCTGAAACGCTGGTCAGAGATACACTTCGAGATAATATCCCAGTCAAACAAGCTAGAGAAACAGTTGAGAGAATTGTGCTTTCAGAAATGAAAGAGCAGACTCCAACAGAAGCAAGCCGAGTTTTGAGCGAGGTCTTGCAACGTGATACCACGAAGGCTATCATAAAGGAAATGAGCGAATTGAAAGACTTGTTACCGACAGTAAACAATCGTAACAAGACTAGCGAAGAGAGTAGAAAGTATACTAAAGTAGAAAATAGTAACTAAATAAGGAAAGGACAAAATTATGTCAATGCGACAACAGGGTGGTGCAGTTGATGTCACCGTCACACAAGAAGCTGTGCTCAAAGGCGAGCCAGTATTAGCTGATGGCTTTCACGGTATTGCGATGCAAAACGCCTCTTCTGGAGACGAAATTGCAATCGAAATTGCCCAACGTGTTCACGAATTGAACGTGGGTAGTTTGACTGCTGCTAAAGGTGACATTCTTTATATCACCGCAGCTGGTGCTCTTACGAACACCGTAGGTTCTAACAAGAAATTCGGTAAAGTAGTAAGTGCTAAGGACAGTAACAGTATCGCTTGGGTACTATTACTCCCACAACAATAATAAGTTGAACACTAAGAAAGGAATAACAACTGTATGAAAAACAAATTACAAGTAATCAGCGAAATGGCAGCTCTCACTGCTATGAAGAAAATCAAAGCTGGTGAATCTATCGGCTGGCATCCTGACTTTGCTACTGGCAAAGTTACGATTGCTGAAATGATTGGTACTGATGATGGCTCTCGTGAGTTCATTGAGAAAGTGACTTACGATGCTTACCAAGGTCGTGAGAACGTGCCTTTGCTTTACAAGCCATTGTTTAGCACCAAGAGTGACCCTAACTTCCCTCAAACTATGACTGCCAAAGAATTTGGTCCAGTCGAGGTCGTCTTCTTTGAGTTCAATGAAGGTGGCGAGGTAGTGTTCGGGAGCTTAGGCCCTGAGAGTGAGAAAGTTGTAAGTATCACTACTTACGCAGCTGGACTCGAATACTCAGAAGATATGGAAGTCTATAACCAGACTTGGCGTATCTCTGACATCGGTGCTGCTTTCGGTGAGGCTTTCAACCACTTGCTGAACCACATCCACTTGTCTCCAATTATCAGTGCGTCTTACACGACCACTGGAGGTGGATTGTCTGGTCAACGCACTGCTCAGTACGAAGGTACTGCTCAGCTCATCGCTTGGAGTACGGACTTGAAGACCACTCTTACCAACGCTATCCAAGTGTTGCCACGTGGTACTAAGTTCCTTATCAACAGTTTTGACCGCTTCGCAATGGAAGCTGCCTTAGCTGCTGCTATGTACCAAGACAACAGCCCAACTGCTTTGAAGAGCAAATTCAACCCAGCTGATGCCTTTATCGAGTACGATGGTGCTACCCTCACTCTCGGTAAACGAACTTACACCTACACTGGTGTAACTCAAGGCTACGCTTACCTGGTTGCTCCTAAACGCCAATTTGTCGAATACGTCAAACACGACCTCTTGATTGATGGCGGAGTTGGTGACAGAAGCCGACTTATCCTCAACGAAATGGTTGGACGTGCTCGCCGAGGTGCTTTAGTCGCTGTAGGTGGAGAGTACGGTGCAGTCAAGATTGACATTGCTGCCTAAGCAATCTGAAATCGAAACGAGAAGGCTGGTGGTTAGAAATGACTGCCAGCCTTTTTTGTATTACAATGAAAGTCAGCATATATACGATAAAAGAAAGAGATAACTATGCGTCCTCTAAATTGGTATGGCAATCTAAGTTACGGTCAAGGCTATTCTGGTAGCTCTCTTGAGATGGTGAAGTATCTGAATAGAATTAGAGACGTAAGTCTCATTGGTTTTGTTGATAGTGATACTCCAGAGTGGAGGGATAGGGCTTTACATCCAGAAGTTCTGAAAGTAATGCAGAAGCCATTTAGACTGGCGAAAGTTGGCATTTCATACGGTTTCCCTAACTCATTCACTAGCATAATGAACGAGGTGAAAATAGGCTTCACAATGTTTGAAACGACCAAATTACCGAATGGACGTAATACGTGGGCTGGTGCAACTGGTAACGCAATTGACGCAGTAAATCAAATGGACGCTCTTTTTGTTCCGTGTGAGCACAACAAGGAAGTTTTTATTAGTGAAGGTGCAAAAGTTCCTATTTTCGTAGTGCCACTAGGCGTAGATACAGATAAAAAGCCGATTTTGACACGTTCTGGCTCGTCTTCATCTGGTAAAAAGTTCAGGTTTTTGTTTGTAAGCTCCTTGAATGAGAGAAAAGGTGTGGATTTGTTGTTCAAAGCGTTCCAGAAAATGTTTGCTGGTCGTGATGATGTTGAATTGGTGCTGAAAGTAAACAAACAGTCAATGAAGTGGGAGTTGGCTGGTGTCAATATGACGATGATTGATGACTACTTGAATCCTGATGAGCTTGATGAGTTGTACAGTAGTGCAGACGCATTTGTTTTTCCGAGTAGGGGTGAAGGTTTTGGTCTTACGCCACTGGAAGCTATGTATAGAGGCTTGCCAACGATTCTGAGTGATAACACTGGTATGAAAGACTACATACCGTATGACCAGGAGTTTGTTCATCCAATCCCGACTAAGAGTATGTCGAAAGCAAAGGGGTTTCCTGCTAAGTGGGGTGATGTTGGTGAGTGGTGTGAACCAGATTTTGACGTTTTATGCTTAGCACTTTGGAGTGTCTTTGAGAATAAAAAGTCGTACAATAGAATGAGAGTCAAAGCAAGTAAATACGTGGCACAAAATTACAGCTATAAAAATACAGCTAAACGTATTGATGAAATACTAAAAGAACACTTTGAGTAAACTTACCTACGACCTAACGAGGGGGTAAGCCACAAAATTAGTAAAAAATAGATAAAAATGAGGGAGTTATATGCAAGATAACGAGCAGTCAACGATGAAACCACAGTTTTTGGCAGTCTTTCCAGGTAACAAAATGACAGCTGAAATGTTTGAAACAGATGAGCAGGTGGAGTTCAACAGTTTAGATAGAGCCAATGTTCAGTATTTGGACATCGTTACTGGTGATGAAGAGAATCAGTATCGTTTAGCAGTTGCAGATTACTTTATGTTTCACATAGCTGGTGGTATGAAGTTGGGATTTGGTGTAGCAAGACAGCACAAAGGCGTTCCATTGTTTGAGCGAAGAGTTATTGCTGGAGTAACGCTTTTGGCAGTTGGTTATGAATGGCTAATGAACGAAGGTCAATATAAAATGAAACAAGTAGCTCTCATTGATGTTGAGCAAGGTTTGGTTCAAATGTCAGTCGAGGGTGTAAAAGTGAAAGGATAATATGACACAGCTTGAGTATTTACGTAAAAGACTCGGTGATGATTACCGATTTGATGTTAGTGACTTTACTGGTGACGCTACGCAGCGTGTTTTTCAGTTGCCTCACTCGCATATTAGAGAAGAAGATTCTGAACTAACAGTTGGTGGTAATCCAGTTAGCTCAGGTGTAACTATTGAGTATTCGACTGGCACTATAGTGTTTGATGAAGCTCCAGCTGATGAGGCTGAGATTTCGTTTGAGTATTACTACTCGGCTTTTACAGATGAAGAATTACAGGAATTGATTGATGAGGAAGGCTCTGTAGCCCTGGCTGGTGTGATTGCTGTAGAGATGTTGTTGGCAGATGCAGCTCGAAGACACGATTACAAATTAGCTGATGGTGACTACAAAGAGTCTCAAGTGTTCAAGCAATTGAAAGAGCTTAGAGGTTTGTTCAAGCAACACGCCAATGAGGAGGCTGATGCAGAAGCAGAAGCAACTAGCAACCCGATTGTTGTAAAGAGAAAAGTACCGCAAATTCCGTCTGTTCATCCTGTTAGTGGAAAGGACAGAAGCAGATTGGAGGACTTATGAGCCGATTAGCTTTTAGTCGTGACCAGTTGCATAGAGAGAACATTGCAGATTTGATTGAAAAGCAAGGCAATGACGCTAGAGTTTATAGAATAGCTGTAACTCTCGATGAAGAAGATTTGCCTGATATTGGTTTTTCAACAGAAATGCCAGACGAAGCCTTTTTGAAAGCAATTCGTGTGTTTTGTGAAATTGAGCAGGTTGATGATAAAGAAGGTCTGCCTGGTAAGAAAACAGAGAAGGCTCTAAGTGTTATGACTCTCGATAGTCTAGTAGTTCAGCCAAATGATTATGTAGTTATTGAAGGTGAGAGATACCGTGTAATGAGTTCAGCAAAGATTCACTCGGTGAGACACCTGAAACTAAGGAAAGTAAAATGAGTCAAGGTCTACAAGGAATATCAGACGTAAAAGCTGCAATGAACGCTTGGTCAGCACAGATGATGGTTCAAGCTCAGAACGGTCTTGAAGCTGCTATTGGTCAGGCAGAAGCAGAAGCTAAACGTAATGCTCCTTGGACAGATAGAACTGGAAACGCAAGAAAATCAATTACTGGTTCTGGACCAGAAGTTAGTGCTACTCGTATGAGAGCTGCACTCGCTATTGGAATGTACTACGGTGTTTTCCTTGAATTATCCAATGGCGGAAAGTATAGAATAGTATGGCCTACTGTTTTGCAAGTAGGTTCGAGGTTGCCAGATTACCTTAGAAGGGCAGTATGATAGATATATTCGCACAGATTTCAAAGATTCTCCGAGAAGACGAAGTATTACTTGATATGCTTGCAAGTAACAAGCCTTACTTTCCCTCAGAACAGCCAGAAGCTAAGATTTGGTCAGTCAGACCAGTAGAGACTGGAAATGGTGAGTTGAATACTCCGTTTGTTACTATTCAAGAAGGCAGTCAGATACGTTTAGGTCAACAGCTCAAGAGACAAGAGGCATTGATTAGGGTGTATCATAGTGTTACTAAAACGTATGTAGACATAAATAAGATATTGGACAGAGTGAGAGAATTGTTAGATAATGTTGACTTAGAAACAGAAGAGAGTGTGATTGTTCAAATACGTTGTGATGGTCGCTTGGCAGGGCTAGAAGACCAAGCGTGGAACTTGAAGTACAAAGAAGAAAACTATGGTATATTGGTATTGTAATGCAAGTAAATGTATAGAATAATAAGTAATCAAGTAAGAAAGGACAAAATATATGCCAATCAATAAAGCAATGTACGGTGCAGGGCTGAAAGACGCTAAGGTGAAGACAGCCGATGGTAATGTCTACGACCTTTACGGTGTTATCGGTGCTGAGGGTGAACCAACTCAAGATGAAATTGAAGTGAACGGTGACGATAAGTTACTCGGTACTTTCATTTCCAACATCCGTGAGGAGCTGACCGTTACTGCTAACGGTATTGACTTTGAGACTCTTCAAGCAATTACTGGTAACTCAGTTGTTTCCAACTCGTCCACAATGAAAATCAAGCTAGGTACTGGTTCTCAACAGAACCCTCCTTTTGTCGAGTTGCAAGGTTTCATTACTGCTAAAGACGATGCAGGTAACAACGTTGTTGTGAAGAAAACCTGGTTCAAAGTTCAATTCAAGACCGTCAAAGTTATGTCTGAAAACGGTGCTGAAATGAACGCAGAGCTTACTGGTATCGCTTACCAGACAGCCACAGATGTGACTGGTGCTGCTCTTAGTGAAGAGGCTGTAGCTGAATTATCAGCTGAGACTCAGAGCTAATCTGAAATGTGAAAAATAACTGGAGGGGTTAGAGACTCACGTCTCTAGCTCCTCTGGTATAGAAATGTAATAAATTGAAAGGTAAATATGTCGGAAGACACAAAAGTTCTCCAAGTAACATCAGCCAGTGAGCTGAAAGAACGTGCTAGAAAAAACCGAGAGGGTGAGTTAGTTGAATTGCCTTCTGGGATTGTTTTGCGTGTGGCACGACCTCAGTTAGTTAGTTTGCTAACAGGTAACGCAGTTCCAGGTAAGTTGAGTGCTATTGCTTTGAAGCTAATCAATGGTGGTAAAGCTCAGCTCAATAACGTTGACGAGATGAATGGAATGATGGCTTTGGTTGACAAGGTTGTTGTTTCAGCAGTAGTAGAACCAAAAGTGGTTGAGAAAGACCCAGCAGAAAACGAAGTAGGGATTGCAGACCTGTCAGATGATGATAAGTTGGCAATCTTTAGCTATGTCCAGAGTGGGGAGGCTGGACTAGAGAAATTTCGTAGACAGCTCTCAGGCGGACAATCTTGACCTGATTTGTCATAGGTATCCAGGCATAAGACCCAGCCAGTACCTAGAAATAGAAGATGAGTTGCTTGCCTTCCAACTCGATTCAGCATTAGCTGCAAGAGGCACGAAGACAGACTACGAATTTTTGAGTAAAATAGTAGAGAACATAAATGAAAATGTACACGTCAACTCTGTAATGATTGCAAGAGTAATGGGAGCGAAGGTCAAACCGCAGACCAAGAAAAAAGATGAAGAAGAGATAGAAATGAAGGACGGGATGCCAACGTTAGCCAGCGTACTTGCAGTTCACGGAGGCAAGGGCGTAATTATGAAGGGCTAAGATGGCAGAAGTTTATTTAGGTTCAGTTTACGCAACAATGGAGTTGCGAACTGACAAATGGCAACAAGGTTTGGCACAAGCACAGTCTCAGTTAGACGGTGCTTCTTCTGGTATCTACAATAAGCTCAGTAGTGTTGCAGATGGTCTTGAGAACATCGGTAAAAAACTCTCAATTGGTTTATCAGTTCCACTAGGTATTTTTGCTAAGCAGTCTATTGATGCAGCTGTAAGTTTTGACCGTGTAATGCGTCAGATTGCAGTTGCCTCTGGTGAAGGTGAAGCTGCTATTGCCAGATTGCGTCCAATTATCGAAGAGACAGCTAAAAAGGGTGTTTTCTCGTTAGAAGAAGTTGCTCAAGCTGCTCGTGATATGGTCAAGGATGGTCTGACTCCAGCAGAGATTGCTACTGGTCAGATGACAGCAGCCTTCAATTTGGCAGTTGCAGCTGGTGAAGACTTGTATGATTCCCAGGTTGCAATGTCCAACGTTATGTTTGCTTTCGGAGATGGTGTAGACCAGGCTTCACGTTATGCAGACATTTTTGCAAATATCTTGAATGGTACTCAGTTAGAACTTACTGATTTCTCAGAGGCTATGAAATATGCCTCGCCTATCGCTAACGCCTTGGGCTTGAGTGCAGAACAGACCGCAGCTGCTATTGGTGCTATTGGTCAGGCTGGTATCAAGGGTTCAATGGGTGGTACGACTTTGAAACGTGCTCTGCTTGAATTAGCAGCACCTACTGATGATGCAGCAGAATGGATGAAGAGACTTGGAGTAAGTGTTTTCAATTCCAAAGGTGAGATGAAAGACTTCAACGTTATCGTCAAGGAGTTTTCAGCTGCATTGAACGGTAGTCAGCAGGTTATCAAGACGGTTGGTGGTAGAACTGACGAGCAAAACGCTAAGCTCAAGAAACTCCAGACTCAGTATCGAAGTACAGCTGAAAGCATTGAGGCATATACGGCTGGAACGAAGGGTGCAAGTCTTAGTGATGAAAAACGCAAGGCTAAGATTGAAGACCTGACTAAAACCCAGGCTAATTTGAAGACAGAGATTGGTAAGCTCAGTGGTATTACTGGTCAGCAAGTGAAAATAACTAAGGAATGGACGGAACAGGAGCGTATTCAAGCCCTAGAGTCTATTTTCGGTGCTCACGCTGTGGCTGGTATGACAGCTGTTATTGCTGATGAGGGAAAAACGATTGATGACTTGCTTGGTTCACTGTCAGATAAAGGCAAGGCTGAGAGAGATGCAGCAGAAGCGTCTAAAGGGCTGGCTTTTCAGGCTCAAACATTGAAAACCAACTTTGACCTACTGAAAGTATCTATCGGAGAGCAATTTGCCCCTCTGATTGGTGCTCTTGCTGGAATTATGGAGAAATTGCGTGGTGCTTTTGATAACTTGTCTCCAGGGATGAAGCAGTTTATAGCAGTGATGATTGCCATTGGTATTGCTATTGGTCCAGTGTTGATTGGAATTGCTACTTTGATAAAGGCTTTTGTTTTCGTAGGAACAACGCTTGGTATCGCAGCTGGAAGTCTACTAACGATTATTGGCGTGATTGCACTTGTTGGTGTTGCCATTGCTGGATTGTGGGCTTTGTTTGCCAGAGGTGGTACTGAGGTAGAGAAGTTCAAAGAAATGTTTAGTGGGCTAGATGTAGTCTTTAGTGAGTTCAACGCAAAGATTGAGGGTTTTGCCAAGGCATTTGGTGAAAGACTGTATGACGCTTTCAAACTTGACCCTTCAAAGATGAGTTTTGGTGATTTCTTCTCGCAGATGTGGTCAAAGATGCAGCCAGAGCTAGATAATATAGTTGCTCAGATACGACAAGGTTTTAGTAACGCTTTCTCTTTGTTTGGTGAAGGTGGAGAAGGTGGTAATTTCGGTGACTTTGCAGGAAAACTAATGGGTATCTTCCAGCCTATCGCTGACTTGTTTTTCCGTATCCTGACACCAGCTATTGCAGCATTTCAGGAATCGTTTGCAGCTGCTAAGCCATACTTAGACCAGTTGTTGCAACAGCTTGGTCCATTGCTAACTAACGTTCTATATGCCCTAGCTATTGCTTTAGGGGTGGTTGTCACTGCATTTTTGGCTCTTTTTTCAGGAATTATGCAAGCTATCGCAGGGATAATCCCTGGTTTAGTGCAATTATTCGCTGGAGTTGTGGAGACATTGAACGGAATCATTATGATTGTCGTTGGTATCTTCACGCTGTTCTTTGAAACGATTAGAGCTATTTTCACTGGTAATTGGGAGCAGTTAGGTGAGATTTGGAGCAGAGGCTTGACGATGATTTTGGAAGGTGTCAAGTCAACGTTTACTGGTATCTACAATATGATTGTTGGTGCTCTGAGTGCAGTTATAGGATTTGTTGGAGGATTCATCAAGGGAGTAATTGACTTCTTCAAGAATCTGTATGACGTATTGGTTGGACACTCGATTGTGCCAGATATGTTGAACGCTATCTTGGCTTTGTTCAAGGCATTTCCAGCTCAGGCTTATGCAGCACTGGTTGATTTGATTGCTCAGGTGACTAAGGTATTCCAAGAGGCTTGGAACGCTATTGTGAGTGAGGTAAGCACCTGGCCTGGGAAAATGTACGATTGGGGTATGAGGATTGCTAGGTCGTTTGCAGATGGTTTCTCTAAGTTGGGAGATTGGTTGAAAGAGAAGGCTCAAGCTGCTTTGAACGCAGTCAAAGGTATTCTCGAAGGTCATTCACCGCCAAAAGAAGGTCCATTGCAAAACATTGACAAATGGGGTGCAGCAGTTGGTATGGCGTGGGTAGAAGGCTTTGTAGCACCGTTCTCGTCACTGACAAGTGCAATGGCTAGTGTTATGCCAACGCCAGAATTGGCAGTAGCAGCAACTTCAAGTATTGATAGAAGTGGTGTTATTGGTTCTCAGAGAACAATTACCAACGCTCCAGTCTTCAATGTGCATATTGGTATGTACGCTGGTTCAGATATGGAGAAACGTGCTTTAGCTAAGAGTTTGCACGACTCATACCTGCAATATCAAAAAGGGCAGGGAAACTTTGAGGAGACTTAGTATGAACAAACCGCAGTTTATTTGTGGCAATCTAACAGTAAACCCAGAACATCCGAGCAATTGGAGTGTCCAGGCTATTCACGGTACAGCTCAGACAAGAACGCTTGATGGTACAGAGGTGAAAGACCTGACCTGGCGTAAGTATGAGTACACGTTGACCTGGGAAGCAATGTCTCTGGCAGACTTTGAAGCTCTTGAGCAGTTAGTGAATAAGCACAATGACGAAACAACTACGATGACGTTTGAGTACGCCAAGTTCACCAGTGCTAGTTCGCCAGTGGAAGTCTTTTGTGAGCCACTTGATAGAACTCGAAAAGGCGGTCAGGGTAACACGCAGTATTATCAGAATGTAGTTATCAAGCTGATTGAAGTGAACTCAAGATTGGAATAAATGCAGACAGTAACAACTAGCTTCCAGCAGAACTCTGAGAAAGGCATTAGACGAATAAGTGCTAATGTTGCTGTTCAGTGGGCTGCCCCTTTAGACCCAAGGGAGCTTTTGTTGCAAGATGGTGAGCCATTGCTTTTGCAAGATGGTGATTATTTGGGTTTGCAGAGTGAAGGTAGAGATGAATATGTTGATGAGACTGCATACGTTCGTTCTCTCGATATGGAAAGAAAAGTCAATGAACCTATTGGTGGTATTCATTTGGCTCAGTACGACATTGTATTGAATAACCTGACAAGACGTTTTTCGCCTGGAAGTGACTCTGTAATTGCAAACTATCTGATTAGAAACAGACGAACTCAGATGAAAGTTGGTTTTAGTGGAGAGTTGATTGATTTAGGTAAGGGCAGAACTGATGGACCTCCAGAAGTTGATGAAACCAACCGAACAGTCAAAATGCACCTGTATGACGAACTTGAGTACATTCAGAACTTCAAGTTGACTGATGGTGGAAAGTTATATGAAAACGTTAGAACAGATAACTATATCTGGGAAATACTGGACAAAGTGTATGAGGATTGGTTTTTAGATTTAGCTACAATGGAAGATGATGAAAGCTGGACTGGTGGCACTGATGATGAAAACTCAAGAGTAGGTGAACACGCTAGGAGACTTACGTCCACAAGTGGTGCTGAGGTAAAGGCTCACGTTGATGTTGATATGGACTTGTCAGTGTTTAGAAGCACAGATAGGTTTGCTTGCTTTGTTTTTGTGGAGAACATAGATGCTGTAGCTCATTGCAAGGTTAGATTGCACAATGAAATTGATGAGTCTTATGTTGACCTCGAGCTTGTTGGAAGACTAACTAATGGGTGGAATGAAATTGATTTGCCTATTAGTGAAATCCAAAGTGAATTAGGAGGCAGTGATACATTTTTCAAGATTGGCGTGTCAGAGATTGAAGGCACTGACGTTATTCCGAACACTAGTTTTACTTGGGAGCAGATTTTGAGAGTTGAGCTTGTGTTTCAAGCATTACCTGGTGAAACCACGTATGCAATTTATGACAACGTGAGAATGTACTACTACGACTATTACCCACGCAGATACTTTGATTTAGGTCTACAGCGTATTCCGATTGCAGAGTGGAGTGGAAACACAGCTTTATATGAAATAAAGACTGCTTGTGAGGCAGAAGGTGCTCGGTTCTTTGCTGATGAGATGGGTGGGTTGCATTTTGAGAATAGGCAGCATTACTCAGTAAACCAACAGTTCAGAGAGTCGCAACACGAGTTCTTTTTAGACAGAGTGCTTGATATGAAGCATCCAGCTAATGAACAAGGCTTGATAAACAGTGTTCGTATCAAGTTGCAACCTAGAAGAATTAGTGGTGAGGAGGAGATATTTAGTTATCCGTTCCAGGCAATAGCAATTCCAGCAGGTGAAAGTAAGTCGGTATGGGCTAGTTTCAATGACCCTGTGCCAGCTACGGTTGATGGCATTATTCAGCCAGTGGCGAGTACCGACTATGAAGCTAATTCAGCAGAGGATGGTAGTGGTAGTGACCTGACAGCCAACATTGATATTACCCTGAACAGATTTACTGGTTCAGCTCAGATTACGATGGAGAACACTGGTGTGAGTACAGCCTATGTGACGATGTTGAAGCTAAGAGGTACGCCAGCCAAGCAGGGTGATGCAACTTTCATTTATGATGAGGATGAAACCAGTATTGCCACGTTTGGAGAGAACCCAGCTGACGGATACCAGATTGATAATAAATATATGGCTAGT